TTTACAGAATTAATACTGCAAACTGGTGGGCGGTTATTGTCTACGGCCCAAGCTACATCTAGTGCCTTGTCAAAAATTTCTTGTGTAAACTCTGGATTGTATTGTACTACAAATTCCTTATAGTCTTGATTGGCTTTAAGTTCATAGATAAATACAATTTCTTTAGGGGCATTAGGAAGTAAACCTTCTTCTACCATTAGGTGGCAAAGATGTAGGTATACTTGACCCTGCAAAAGGTGAGAACGAAAAGGTGTTTTAATATTTTTCCAGGCTTTTTCTAGATCATTGTCTGATTGCGCAAGTAACGCAGGAGCTTCAAAACGTAGAGTACCTACACCAACAGACTTAATCTCAATTAGGAAATCGTCTCCAAGACCTTTCACCCAACCATCAGCGTGTCCGCTTATTTTATGCTTAGCACTGCGTAGCGGTACTTCGGCGTAGTCCACACTCTTATGTACATCTTTAGACACGGCCCAAGAAGTACCTGTAGAGTCTGACCACTTGCCGTATAGAACACCCATTTCTTTTAACCAATTTTGCCACTTAGCATGGATAGTATGACCTTCAGCAAAGATAGATGCTAGGCGTAGAGCAGGCTTTTCACGCACCTCTTTATAGTTACCAAGAAGTGCATGGTATTGAGCTAACGCACACCACTCCGGTTTAATAATATCAGAAGGGTGTATGACCTCCATATTGCGGGAATCAAAGGGCTTAGATAGAACATGACGCTCTATAGCACCCATCAACCGTGTTTCTCTTTTACTTGTGCTAAGAAACTTTTTAAGTTCTTTACTCTCTAGAGTCCTCGGTTTTGCCATATTTCATACCCTCTTTCTCAAGCCATTGGTTTAAAGTTAAACCTTTTTTCTCATACTTACGACGTGCTGCATTACGTTCTCTGTGGGACATGCCACCAAAAATTCCATGCTGCTCATCATTAAGTATAGCCTCTTTAAGGCATTCTTTGCGAACCGGACAAGCTGGTTGTCCGTCCTTACCCCAACAGATTGCTTTTGCAGCATCTGCTATTGGTTTATACAATTCTTTATCCCGTGGTGGGAAAAACAACTCTGTGTCTACCCCTCTACACTTAGCTTCATATCGCCAAGTCCAGGCCGGGTCATCACTATAACGCACTATTCACCTCTTATTGAATTACGTAATTCAAAGAAATCCTCCTCTAATAGAACGACGTAATTCTCACCATCAAGGTGCAACCCTAGCACAGGCTTGCGACTGTCTAAAATTGCTTCGGTTGTAATTTTTTTTAAAACCTCTGACTTAATAGTCACAGATTTCTTACCGGTCCACTTATGTTCAATAAGGAGTTCGTCATCTCTAACGTCACCCTTACGTGACCAAAAAGCTCCGGAGGCAGCACTGCGCTGGCCACCCGTAATCTTTTGCAATCGTTTTTCATGCTTTAACGATTGTTTTTGTCCTTCACTCTTCATCTGTACTTAGCATCAATACTGGAGCAGACTTTAATGTATCCATTACTGCAGCAGTGAGCTCAGATCTTAGATCAACTTCTTCACGAAGAGAATCAATAAGAGCCTGCGATCCCTGCCACTTACGGTCGTTATAGTACATCCAGCCACCACGACGATCTACAATTCCGTTGAGGATGGATAGGGCAACAATTTCCTTACCGGAATCATAACCCCCAGCGTCAACTGGTCCTCCGTCAGAGAAGTAGAAGTCGAGGTAGGCTGTCTGCTGTGGTGGATAGGTCTTGTTCTTAATTGTGCGGACGCGGATTGTTTGCCCCACACGGCGCTTATCCTGTCCAGTGCCCACCTCTAGCCATTCGTCACGCTTTACTTCACAACGAACGCTATACGCATAATCTTTACCAAGACCACCTGGAGTAGTACGAGGATCGCCGTGCATAACGCCGATCTTCATACGGTATTGATTGATCATCATGCCCAATACTGGACGTTCTGATTCAATCAAATCTCTTTTAGTAGCTGACGCTACTTTTCGGAAGAACTTGTTGGTGATGAGGGCCCCTCGTCCAACGGTGAATTCATCCATTTCTTTCTCATCCTCTGCTCCAGGAACCAAGGCAGGAAGAGAATCAATAACGACCATATCCACAGCTTTGCTTTCCATAAATTTAATAACCGCTTCATACGCATTCTCCATACTATTAGTCTCAACAAGGATAACTCGCTCAGTTACAACGCCACAGAGCTCGGCGTACTTTGAATCAAAATCCTCTGCAGCAATCCATACAGCAGTAAAATTTGGGTTTACTTTTTGATTAGCAGCAATAGTTCTTAGGGCAAGAGCTGTCTTACCATGTGATGCCTCACCCACTAACTCTACCCAACGATTCATAGGCCATCCCCCACCTAGGACAACGTCTAACGTTAAAGAACCTGTAGTGATACGCTGGGTTGTTACAACGTTATTAGCAGCAACTACGGTATTTGCACCATACTTCTTGTTTAATTGAGCGACTACTTTCAGTGCCTCTGCGTTAATAACTGCCATTATCCTATCCTATCTACGATTGTTGTTGGATTAAATCCTGATGTACCTACTTGTTTACTAGGTGTTGCTGGTCCTGAAGAGGAACTTGGAAGTCCACTTCCAGTAGCAGACTGTATAACAGGGTACCCGCAGTCGTAGCAACGCATACGCTCTGTACCTTGTGGTGCAAAATAATTACCAGACATACAATTTGGGCAGGTAGCTGAGCTACGTGAACTTACAGCCTTGCTTACTAGTTGATCTTGTTCAGGATCATAATCTACACGTACTGTAGGTTGGTTTGTAGTTGCCTTGTACACATTTCCTGGTAGAGGACCTGTAGCAGGAGTTGAAACTCCTGTACCTTTAGTGCCAAGTTTATTTGCCCACCAATCGTTACTACTCATAATCTACCATTTCTACTAGCCCTAAGTTAAACAATGTTGAAACACAAGATAAAGAAGATGACAAAGCAACTAACCTAAACAACTTAGTTAAATCCGCTACCTCATCTACTTTAATTTTTGCTTCCTCATCAGACTCTTCTAACAAATACGCTGAGGTAGCAATCTTAGACATCATGTCGGCGTGAGAATCTATAAATGGAATAAGGCTAGCAAAACGTTCTAAACGTTCTTCACTTGCTTGTTCTTCCATATCAGCAACTTCATCAGAAATTGGCGGCAAACCTAAAGCGTTTGCAATATCTTCTGTTGGCATAAGCATTGAGTCGTAAATTACTTGACGAATAAGTACAGGCAAAGGTACGGTCTCTACAGATATCCGGTCTTTCTTTTTTCTACGGAACACTACTTAGCCTCTCCCCAACGGGTTACAGTCTTTACATCTGCTAATAGCGGAATGCTAAGAGCGTTAATACCTTCCATTGCTTCACGAATAGCTGCTTCTGTCTCCTCAATTAAATGATTTGGAGAGATAGTTACCAACTCATCGTGAATAGTCAAGATTAGGCTTGACCCTTCAGGTATAAGTTTATGTGCCCTAATCATAGCAAGTTTTATGAGATCTGCTGCAGACCCCTGGATTACCGTGTTAAACGCCTGTCTTTCAGCCCTAGAACGCTCCCAAACCAAGGAAGATCTAAGCTCAGGTAGATAACGGCGCCTGTTCATATAGGTCAATGCGTAAGGTACTGGACCACGCCTACGGCTCTCAGTCACTACGTGCTTCTTGTATCTAGCCACTGCAGGAAATTTAGCCACAAAACTATCTAACAATTCACGTGCCTCTGCAACAGAACAGCCGATGGATGCAGCAACTTTGTCAGGGCCAACACCATATGCCAAAGACAACACAAGTTGCTTTCCAGCTTTACGATCTACGCCCATAGTGTTACCTACAGTTGTATAGATGTCTTCTCCGTTTAAATATGCTCCACACATAATTCTATCCTGGCTAAAGGATGCAATTACTCGTGGCTCAATCTGAGAGTAGTCTGCAACAACAAGAGAGTGTCCCTCTGGAGCAACGAAAAGATTTCTAATCGCTTTCCCGTTTACAGTGTGCGGAGCCGGCACGTTCTGTAAGTTTGGATTGCGACTAGAAAATCTTCCCGTCTCTGCGCCATATTGAATAAAGTCTGTGTGGATACGTCCATCAAGAAGCAGACTTTTCTTTGCAACCGTCTTTGATTTACCAAGAAGGGTGCGTGTAATATCCCCACCTAAGTAAGGAATAACATAAGTAGTTAATAACTTATTTAGATCAGAATAGTTGAGAAACGCATCTACAAGAGCATCTTTTCCTGCAAACATTCTTAGTGCAGGTTCTGATACCGAATAGTCAGATACCGTTGATGGGGTGCCGGATTCCATGCGCTTCTCGCCAGCTGGTGTAAGAACTTTAGGGCGTAGTCCACGTCCGCCTTCTTTTTTACTAGAAAACAAAAGCTTTTGCTTTTCTGGAATACTATTAATATTAAAAGCTTTTCCAGCTAAACTGTAGATATCTCCCTTAGTAATTTCTAGTTGTAACTCTAGGTTATCTTTTAGCTTTTCTAGCTCTGCTACATCTATATCTGCACCACGTAACTCCATGCTACAGATAACATCTAAAACATCCATCTCAAGGTTAAACACGCCACGTAGGCTGTCAACATCTAATTGCTCCGAGTACTTGTTCCACAACTTCCAAGTCCACTCTGCGTCTAGAGCAGCATAAGTTGCTACTTCCTCAAAAGAATAAACCTCTACTTCTTTACCTACACCTTTAACCATGTTGTAATCAAACTCACGCTTAAGGCAGTCATCTAGACCAAGGCTGTTACGATTTTGTGTATTAAGAATAAATGCAGCATTGAGTGTGCAAGCATATGGTTGTGCAGGAAGTGTGCCAAGATACTTGGTTACACTCTGTAAATCAAACTTTAGATTGTGGCCAATCTTTACCTTATCACTAGCAAACAAAGGCTTAAGAGCCTTAAAGACTTCTCCAGGAGTTAACTGTTCTGGACCTTCTGTAAAGATCTTCTTGGCTTTCTTTTCATCTTTGCTGTAATCAGAAGCACGCAAAGGTAAGCCCTTAATAATTCTATCTTGCGCAGACGGAAGAAGTGGGTATTCTGTTCTAATGTACTCACCATTAGGGTGTCCCATAGGAATAACATCTACGCGGTCGTGGGTTGCAAATGCAATCCACATAACAATATTTTGACGTGGGTCTCCACGGTGATCGCCTACTGTTTCAACGTCAAATACAAATGCGTCTACTAAATCGTAAGCAAGAACAAACTCTTGCAGTTGTTCCTGTGTTGTAATAATATTCATTGCGCTCCTGAAAGATATTGTTGAGGGCCCGTAGAAAGGAGGTCAAAAACCGGGCCCTCAACGTGATGGGTTTATCTAGTTAGCTGCTGCAATTTCACGAGCAATCTCAGCCAACTCAGCCTTGGTTGATGTATGTAGCGCATCAGGTCCAAGTGGCTTAAGTGTCTTGATTAGCTCGGCTGCTGCAACAGGATCGATTTCCCATTCCTCAGCAAGGTCACGTTCCTTCACAGGAACGATTGAGTAAGAAGTCTTAGTCCCCGATCCAGACTTACTTACTGCCCAATATAGGTCAGGACGATTAAGAGGACCTGTCTTCGGATTTGAAGCAAGCTTCTCTAGCTGACCGCATAGGCGAACCCCGACAATCATTAGTTGAGTCTGTGGTTCTTCATCAGAGAGATTTAGAACAGTGAAGGCAAACTTTTGGTCTGGCTTACTGCCCACAGCAATTAGCGGGTCACCCTCGCCAATACTAATAAATGATTTCTTTCCTGGACGATTTACCCAGTGTTGCATAAACACCATTGGTTCGTCTGAGATGAACTTAACAAGCTGAACATCTTCGTCGAAACGGAAATCAGTAGCGAATGTTTTGGTTGATTTAGCTACAGCCTTTTTAGCTGCGCTCCAACCTGTTTGAATTGTTGAAGAGTGAGATGGAATTTCTGTCTCATCTTCTTCGATGAAAAGATCTGCGTCCTCTAGAACATCAGAGACTACAGGTGCTGCGTAAGAATCTACGTTTGGAGCTGTCTTTACTTTAAGTGAGTTAGTCATTTTACTTCTTTCATAGGTCATTGGATCAGTGGTCATTAATTAGTTTCTTGATCGTGAATTCGCTTCCATGTTTCCATCAACTCAATTGATAAATCAGGATGCTTATTCCAATCAATTCTCGGTGTCTCTAAGAGACCACGAGATTGGAAGCACTTAACAGTTTCTTCAATAA